TCGACCTTGTAGGCTTGCCGAAAAGTCTTTTATAGCCATTATGCATAGTCCGCCATATATAAGTCAAATACGCGTCTGATATGCGCTGGTAAGCTACTGCTTTGTATATACTCAATTTGTGTAGTATTTGTACCAACTGCTTTTGTAGACTTTACTGCACTATCGTTGTCTTTGTAGTATGTAAGTAGGTCCATACAAGCAGCTTTTAAATCTTCTGGTACTAACTCATACCCACCAAAGTATGTGACTTTATAACCACGAATTAGTTTTTCAAATATACCACTCGAATGCAAGCACACTATGTCATCACCATCTTGTACCCAGTCTGTGAATTTTACTAGAGGGGTATAGCTCTGACCGTAGTTTACGCTTTTTTGAATACTAGTTACAGTTGCAACTGGGGTTTCTTTTAAGAGAATACGATCGTATCCGCCTTCGGTATACTCAACTAGTGGATCGTTATAGTAGTCTAGAAATGTACGCTTGCAATAAGTTTTAGCAAACTGCGATACTTTAGGGATTAAACTGTCAATTTCACCATCAGAATTTGCACTGTTAATACCCATATAACTTTTGTATTCTTGTCTGGTAAATAGGTTTAGTCCCATGTTATCTCCTGTGTTTCCAGGTTAGACTCTAAGGAATCTAACCCAGAAACAGGACTGTTAAAGTCCTGTTTGCTCCCATCCCTGAGAATTAAGCTACGTAACGTAATGCGCTTACGCCCATACCGTGATTTGTAGTTACTTGTGTCATACCTGTGCGTAGGCTGGCAACCATAACACGACGCTGTGTTTCTACTAGGTCATCAGTATCAACACGTAGTCCACGCTGATTACCTACTAAGAAGTTGGCTGGTGCAAAACAAATTGCTCCGGCTGCTCCAGCAGCTTTATCAGCAAACTCAGCACTTACTAGAACTGGGCTGTTAGCAACTGTACCAATTTGACCTGTTAGAATAGTGGCCTGAGGACCAACTTTATCTACGGTCTGGAAAGCTGCGTCGTCTAGTAGGTCAAAGTATCCTTCTGTGCTAACAATATAAATAATGTCGGCAGGATCAAGACCCCAAGCACCTAGATCACGGCGCATGGCGCGTAGACTTGCTACTGTTAGTTTATCAGCAGCGCTAATGTCTAGAGTAACTGCACTAGCTGCATCATATTCAATTAGACCCTTAACAGGATCTGCACCGCTACCGGCACCGCGTAACATTGCACGATCTACGGCACGAGCAACACGGCGAACCATTGCGTCACGAATAACAGGCATAATAGCAATTAGGCTATCTTCTTCTTCTTCAAATGCCACATACTCATTGGTAGCAACTTTGTATGCGTTTAGTGTGATTTCTTTTAATGCGTGAGTAGCGTTGCCGCCAGCGCTTGCAGCAGCACCAAACTGATTATTCTGAACCCAAGTTGCAACACCTGCTTCTGGATTTACAGGAATAGTCATTACATTGGTTTGCATTGCAATACCACGAATAGTAGGAGCAACTACTAGACGACGGCGAACTTCGTTTTCCATGGCTAGGCTGACTTCTAGTTCCCATGTTGCACTAGGAACGTGTGCACCATACTTCTCAACCATTTGTCGACCAAAACGTGTGGTCTCTAGACCCTTACCACTCATTTTGGCTAGTAAAACTGCCTTTTCTTTGTCAGCATAAGCCATTTCACCAGCTTTGCTATCAGTGAAATGCATTTTGCTTTTCTGAATTGCTTCTAGTTCACCAGCTTTTTCTTTTAGTGCTGCTTCTAGACCTGCGATTACGCTCTTGGTCTGATCAGCCTGATCTTGAAAACGCTTTTCTACTTCGGCTAGTAGCTTTTCGGCACCGGTTTCAGTAGGGGTAACAGCAGCAACAGCTGCTTTAATACGAGCTTGTAGCTCCTGTTCAGCACGCTCTTGTGCAGCTTTTTCTGCAGCAGCTTGAGCTTGTTGTTCAGCAATAGCCTTCGCAGCAGAAACAGCAGCTTCTTGTGCGGCTTGGGCTAATAGTTCTTTTAATTCTTTTGAATCCATATTCCATTCCTCGGTTGTTTTGCTATCTGCTTGCCAGTTGACGTCTAGCCCTTTAGCTGATTCGCTTGGGGGTGCAAATTGCATTAAAAATTCACGATATTCACTGTCTGTAGTGAATGATTTACTTAAGTTAAATAGTGTGTTTTGGTTTGCGGGTACTGAAACAACACTAATTTCGTGTAGTTCCAGGTCTTTTACTAAGAAAACTTCTGCTGCTGAGTTATACTCTGCGTCTTTAATTCTAAACCCAACTGAAAATGCGGTTAAAATTTCGTCTTTTACTAGCTGGTGAACTTTTTCAGCAGCTTTAGAAATCTTTGCCTTAATCCACAATCCCTTTTCATCGATCTTATGCTCTGTCATACGACCCACAGGTTGAGTGTGGTCATGAAAAGCCAGGATAACTGGATTTTTAAGGTAGTTTTCTAAACCTTTTTGCCATACACTTGCAGGAATTATATCACCATGTCTGTCAACATCCGTGGTGCTGGCATAGCCTGCGATTTGTAGGGTTTGATCTTCTGCTGGTAGCTGTTCAGCTTTAGTAAAGAAACTGTGTAAGTACAGAATCTTATTTTTATCTACCATAATTTCCTCTTTTATGCGTCCCCGCCTTCTTGGGGACGACCTCCTTGCGAAGGATTTGCTGCACTACCAGCAATATTAGCTGGAATTCTTACCTGGTCTGAACCCTCAAGTGGTTCATAACGTAATTCTTTACGCGCTTCATTGGGTGTAATAATGCCGCCGTTTACTAATGTGCTGTGGTACGCGGCGATATCTTTTAGTTCTGGTTGTAGTGCGCTTACCGTGCTTGTAATTGCTTCTACATCATAACCATAATAACGTTCTACGGCGCTTACCCAACTGCGTACAATAGGCATCACAGTTTCTAGATAGAATAGGCGCAAGTTAGGCGAAATATTTGCATTGTTGCCGCCCATTAAGAGTATAGGCGGTACGCCTAAGCTTTGTAGTATCTTTTCTTGATGAGTTTTTATCGATTGATCAAAGTCCATTTCTTTAAAGCTGGTGTCAGTAATCTTTTGTGGCTTTAAACCACTATCCAGTATAACGGGTCTACGACCCCCAACTTTAGGATTGTATTTTTGTTGCCAGTATTGTATAGTACGTTCTTTGGCAATTGTCGATAGGGTATTCTCTGTGGTTAAAACCATGCCAAACACAGCACCGTTTTCAAAAAAACTGTCTTGAAACTGCTCCATGTTGTAGAGGGTTTTGATGGAGCGTTGCGCGCTTTGTAGGCGGCTAGAACCGCGATAGATACTGTCGCCGCTGATATCCTTGATGTAAAATACTTCCGACTCCCGAAAATCTACCAAGCCATTATAGCGGTAGCCTTTAATAAAGGTTTTTTCATCTGTGAGTATTTCTACGTTTAAGGCTGGCAAGTGGTATAAGAACGTACCATCGTAGTATACAAAGGCATTGCCTTCTAGTAAGAAATCGGTAAATACGTTCTTGCGAAAATCTTGTGCACTTTGATAAGGATTAGGTCTGTAGTTGAGTAGAGTACCTAGCGATTTTTGACGAGTACCGTCAACTACACCCGCATGCACTTTGTCTTTTACATCATAGTCTAAGCTCGCACAAGCATTTACTATTAGATTAACTCCGCGGTTAACCATTTCTACTCGTTCAAATGCCTGCTTATAAGTAATTGGTGAATCTGTACCCACCATGGTACCTGATTCTTGCGCTATCCTAACCTGAGCTGGGTTTAGCTTTTCACGCAAGCCTAACCAGCCTTTTTTAATCCAGTTCATGGTTACTTCCCTGTGAATTGTGAAAACCAAGAACCTGCACTAGGCCGCCCCTTCAACTCACCACCTTCCGCTTTTGCTAGTTGTAGTTCAATCCACCGAGCTTGTTTCTCAGCAGTCGCTAGTCCTGGAGCTTTACCAAATATTTGGTGTAGCCGGACATGGTGCTGATTACATAAGGTATACACCGCTTCATAAATCTCACGATGGTGTAACTCAATAAATTTATCGCGTATACCCAACACATCAGCATCCGTTTCCAGCGTGATACCTTCACTGTGGCACCAGCGGTCTAGGAGTAGTGTTAAGCTATGCGTATGATGTAGCTCTAAGTCTTGAATAGAATTGCAAATGTAGCAGTGAGATTGTTTTTCATAAGCGCTTTTAGCACCGTCCCTGATCCATTTTATGGGTATACGTTTATTTGTGTTTTTTGCCATAGTTTTGATTATTATACCACCGGGGCACCAAAAGGTCAATGTGAATATTTTACCAACTAAACTTAAACTTGATTTCTTCAACTCAGTATGCTATAATATTTATCTAGTAAAAGAGTAGACACAATAACGGAGTGCATCCATAATGTGTGAAAATTGATCGTGTTGTGGTTTTTCACGCTGCAGCCCGTTTCTAGCATCCCAGCGATATTGGTTAAGTGCTGCAAGAGTTTTAGTACAACCCGGATCTACTAAAAGCCTACCCGTTTCCACCAGTGTTTGTAGGTAAGCAATGCCTGGTAGCACATCTTTTTTAGCTTTGATAGTAGGTATGTCGTATAGATACGCCAAGTCTTGTGCAAACTGTGCTGCTGCCGAATCAATAAACACCAGCTCTATATTGAGATCCCTAATTATTCTCTGCATACTTTCAGCATGCTCTTGAGTAGTACACTCACTACGTTCATACTCTTCCACAACCCAAAACCGGTCACTATCACCGCCGCTTAAATCCGGCAGATATGCAACCGCTAAAAATGCAGTAGGATCGCGGTAGCCGGGATCGCAGCCCGCTAAAACCTGCGTGCTGGAATCCTCTAGTAACTGGCGATCAAATGGCTGAACTGACGCATCTGGTATTTGATAGATCTGACCCTCAAATGTGGTAAAACTAGCAAGATACTCTTGCTCAAACTCCTGCCGGTTCATAGAACGCTTAGCCTCGGCCACGTCCTTGGGCGACATCCTGGGATTTTCTTCCCAGTCTGCCCATATTGAGCACCATTCTGGGAATCCCAGATCAAACCCACGATCCCAGAACTTGCTAAACCAGTTTTGCCGGCCGCGAGGAGTAGAGATAAATATAGCTTTGGCATCAATCCTGTCCAGGGTAGGTCGTAGTTGCACATTAAACGCGTCATCGCCATCTGTTCCTAGTGCTGCTTCGTCAAATAGTATAAGTTGGTACGATCGGCCCACTACCGAATCCACTGTACTTAGGGAACCCATTCTGACTGTGGAGCCGTTCGATAGTTCAATTACTTTATCTTTTAGGTTATCTCGCACCACTTCTAGGTCAAACCGCTTAATTAAGCTGCGTTGTAGCTCGAATGAGATGCTGGAGAGGTTGTAGTTGGGTGAAATTACTAGCACATTGCAACCAGGCACTAGTGCAACAAGTTGTGCGATGATATTGGCTATGTAGGTTTTACCTAGCCTGCGAGCTAATGCGGCGCATACAAAGCGGTATTGTGGATTGTTGACCGCATTGATTAGTGCCACCTGTGCACTATTAAGCTGATCCCATGCTCCGACGAGCTTCAAGTAGTTGGTAATAGGCAGTTTGATAAAACGGTCCGCTAAGGGAAACTCGGTAATGGTCTCCCACTCTACATCTGGACGGCTAACTTTAAGCAAGCTTGTCTCCCAACAATTGCTGGATGAGCTGGCCGTATCGGGTACCGTCACCACCTTCATTGATCTGCACATTGACCTGATTTTTAGGTCCGCCAGCCCTGATCTTTTCCAGCTGAATTTCTGCACTCAACTGCTCCATGGTCATCCTATGTGATAGTTGGAGTAGTTCTGCTATATCTTTTGATGACCCCGTTTGCGACTCCTCCAGCTCCTGAAACTTTTGCTGAATTAAGGCGTCCATGGCACTGCGCAGTTTAAAGCGGTTGTTAAAGCCTACATCAAAAAATACTTGATTTACGTAACCCTTTACATCTGGGCGCTTAAGTATCTGTGCGACCTCGTGCGGCGGTATGCCAAGT